AGGACCTCGGAAGACACGCTCTTGTCTTTTGGGGATTTCCAACGGTAATTCCGTGGTCGTCGATTCTTTGCTTTCCAGATGGCCTTCTGCACAAGTTGCTGAAGACTACGTTTATCCTCTTTGAAACTCACAAAGGGTTTCCAGTACGAGCCCATAGTCGTATTTGAACTAGAGCCCATAAAGGGAGCAGTAATCTTAGGATTGCTCACCCTCTCTAGGTAAAAGGAATAACGTGACTCGACTTCAGTCGAAGGTCCAATTTCTGTACATAATCCAGAAGCATGGAATCCCACAGGGAATTCACTTAGCATCTCCCTTCTCCACTCTTTCCAATTTTGATAAGTTGCCTCGGCGAGATCTTCGCTGAGGCCCCTCTTCAAATCTAAGACTATCTTGCTAGAAGCTTCTCGAGCGACTAGGAAGTCTCCTATAGGCCCCTCATCACCAACATCCTCCATTGTATCACCTTTCTGACGCCCCGTTACTAGACCCATATTCACGTAGGGTACTTCCTCGGCCACGTAATGAATATTACCGTGTTGCTCGATTCGATAGTACTGTGAATTGATATTAACAAACTCTCGGCTGGAAAAATTCTTTCCGATGCTTGGCTGAAAGCCAACTCGTTGGATCTGTTCCCTCCAATATTCGTAAAAGTCATGGCTTGCCCGAAAGGCAATGTCATCACCATTTACTAAGACTGGAAGATCCTTTAATTTATAGTTTTGGCCGGTGAATTGTTCATATGAATAACGGAAGATAGCGGCATTAATTACACAGAGCATAGGGAAGCTCAAAAATCCCCCCATAAGCTGACCATTCCGCTGAGTGCGGGGCTTTGGGAGTTCGTCGACCCGATGACACAAGTCATTGAAGCAATACCAATTTTTACCATAGTACTCCAATTCTTGGGGTCCTAGGTTCTTAAGCATTACTTCGCGGATCGGTCCATTGTACGTACAACCCTTGATTGCGGCCATCGTACAGTCCAAGTGTAATTTATCAGTTGCCTGACTATAATCGCCAGAGTGAGCTTCATCCCCAATTGCCCAAGGGCCTGCCACAATTCTTTGTAGCATCCCGCAATCCGAGGGTTCACTGGTGAGAATAAAGATCTGATGAGCCTTAAGAGAATTCCAGAGAAACTTCTGTAGTGGTCTAGCAGTTGAATAGGTCTCATAACTCCCACAGGAAATCGTCCGAACCTTGAGCGGCTCAAGAATGAATTTTACTTTCACCGGAGTATGTGTCTCCCGAACCCAGCAGTCCGACAAACGATCTACGAAAGTTTCGTAGATCAGATCTGAAGGAATCCTGAGTTCTTGGACAATACGCCCGTTTTCAAATTCATAGCCGGCAAGTTCAGTCCCGTAGTTCTTAAAATGGATCATATGCCCGAAGTGCAATTCCCATCTGGGAATATTCGCCCTCAGCCAGTGTCCATTGAAACCACGTTCGCGACGGTTCGATTCATAGCAGGAGTGTGAGCTCAAAGTCTCTGAGCTGGAAACGGATATTCGTTCC